TAATATTAATATATTGTTGTAATATTATAAAAACAATACTATGATATTATTATAATATTATAAATATAATAATGAGGTGGAGAAAAATGGCTAATACAAAGCTACTTACGTACTTTAACATAAAAGGAGGAATATATAAGACAACAACGTCTATAATGACAGCATATGAACTTGCAAAAGATAAAGATAAAAAAATACTCTTATGGGACTTAGATGTACAAGCAAATCTAACACAATATGTTTATGAAATAAATCATAATGATAATACTACATTAGATATTTTAAAAGGGATTAGCGCTAATGATGCAATAGTCAAGTCGCCTAATAAAAATTACACTAATATAGACTTAATTCCTTCCGACATACAAATGGCTAGATTTGAACAAGAGCTATCACCTTTACCAGCAAGAGAGAAATTTTTAGCTCGCTGGTACATGCAAAACTTTAATACTTTGAGTGAGTATGATTATATTATCTGTGATTTATCTCCACCTACGATTTGACAGCTAAAAATGTACTTTTCTTAGCAGATAGTATAATTATTCTAATTCAAGATAAAAACATTTCTTCTTTAAGAGGAGCAGAATTATTTAAACAGCTCTGGGATGTTGATAGAACCTATTTTGATAAAGAGGATAATATAAAAAGTACTGTTTTGGTTGGATTTGAGAAGAAGAAAACTCAAATTAGTGATACTTTCGATTCTTATCTGGAAGGGTTTAACGATATGAGAGATATTATGTTAGATACATATATTAGAAAAAACGAGTTTATAGAGAAGGCACTATTGAAAAAACTATCTCTAACAGATTATACAAAAATAACTAAAGAGCATTTCAGCAGACAAGAGTTTGCTAATATGTTAGAAGAACTAAAAGTGAAAGGAGTGTTATAGATGCCAAAATTCGACGGAGAACTTTTATCTAATAAAGAAAAACCAGTTTTCAAAAGAAATGGAACAATCATACAAAATGATTCTACAACTACAGACAATAAGACATTAAACATATATAATCTAGTTAATAAGAAAAGTAAAAAAGTAACTATGAGTGCAACGCTTGATGAAGAACTTGTAAACAAATTAAAATCTTTTTCTATTGATATGAACAGCGACGTTAGCAAATTATTAAGTGATATACTAACTCAAATTTTATCTGATGTCACTATAAAAGAAGAGAATTTAAATATATACAATGAGAGAAATAGAAGAAATAAGACTAAGAAAAAGTAAATAATATTATATTTATATTGTTTAGATATTACTTAAATATTGTATATATAATATTTAAGTAATATTTTAATATTATTATTACAATATATTAATATTGTTTAAATAATATGTTTTAACTATAATCTAAAAAGGGGTTGGAAAAAATGAACGTTTATCTGCAAATCGGAAAAGAATTATCCGAAAAAATGACTAAATCTGAATTAAATAAGTTTTCACAAGAAGTTGTAAATTTTTTGCGATATGCTGGAGTTGATAAGGATATGAAAATTAAACTATTCCAAACAATCATAGAAGCGGTGGCAAGGAAAAAAATAACATTACCAAATGACAGCAAATTTACGGAAGGAATATTGCAAAGTAGCGAATTTGAAATGACGGAAAATGTAGGGTTTATACTTGAAGGATTAAGTTATCGTAATAACTAAACATTAAAAAAACAGTGTATTTATTGAATACACTGTTTTTATTTCCGTATAGTTAATCTAAAATTGGATATTATATCATATAGATATAGATTAAATTGATATTTAAATCCCTTGTAGTTAATATAAAATAATGTGATATTATATTATTTCTCTATAAATTAAATTGACATTTAAATCCCTCGTAGTTAATATAAAAATTCTTATTACAATATCATTTCTAAATAAATTAAAAAATATTTTAAATCCCTCGTAGTTAATCTTAAAAGCGATACTATATACATTAATAATAATACTCTTCTACTTAATTTTCAACTATATTTTGCAATTCTTGTTTACAACTTTCAATGCCTTTTTGTAATTCTTCTAAAAAAACTGATGTGCTATCGTCTATATTTCTTTCAGCAATTTCTTCGAAATTTTCTTTATTGAATTTTTTATAACTATCCCAATCCAAATTTTCCCACTCATTTTCACACCAATTTTCAAATTCTTCATAATCGTTTACGTAACAAATTTCTCCAAGCATATCGTTTAAATGAGTTGGTGTTTGATTTAATGTGAAAATATTAATTTCTTTGTTATCATCTAAAAGTTTAGCCCAAGTTTGAACTGCTATCGCTTCAACTTTTCCTTGTATATCGATATAAATTTTTATATTATTAGTCTCTTTGATTAAACAACTTTCTTTAAAAGCTTTTATAGCTTCTTCCTCTATTTTATCTATATTCATATCTATAACTCTTAAAAATCTTCTAGCTTTTTGTTTATTCATTTTTTATATCCTCCTCTTGATTATCTCTTTCTTTAATTATATTATAAACGTTTGCGTTTATTAAGTCAATGGTTTTTTAAACTTTTCCGTTTATTTCTTTTAAGAATTTTTCTTTGGCTTTTTTGTATGCTTCTTCTGCTTCTCTTATGTTGTCATAGTATCCTAAATTATAATGTGTTTTCTTAAATTCTATCTGTGCGCAGTATTTTCTTTTTTCTTTATTCCAAGAAACTCCTCTAATTTTAGTTTTTGAATTAGGATATGCTTCTGTCTTTTTTATAATAGATAGATTTGTATCATCAATAATGTTTTTTTCTTTATGTACTTTTAATGCTACCTTTGCATTTTTTATATTAGATTCCTTTTTCAAACATCCACATGATTTAGTTCTGCCAGTAGTTAAATTGTTTTCTGTTGTCTTAATCTCATTTCCACAAGAGCACTTACAAATCCAAATATAGTGACCACTTTTAGCTTTTTTATTAGTGTTTTTTAGTGCTGTTAATCTTCCAAACTTTTTATTTGTCAAATCATTTTGCTTAAACTGTGTTTCTTTTTGCAAACATCCACACCCTTTAATTCTTTTTAAACTATCTGCTCTTATCCACTTTTCATTGCCACAATTTTTACATTTACATAGACAGTATTTCCTACTGTTTTTTTGTTCTATGTCTAGTATTGTAAGGTTTTCGAATTTATCTCCAATTTTCAAGCCTATCACATCCTGAACTAATAATATTATTCTACTATTGTAAAAATAAATACAGTGAATTTGATTAAACTCACTGTATTTATTTTTATTACTTTTCTTCATTATAACAATTAATCATATCATTTACATTGTCATATACAATAGAATCTACATCTTCTAAATTGTATTCTTTTCTTCTGTATTCTTCTATAATATCCTCAATGTAAATTATTTCTTCATAAGTATCATTATATACATTTTCATCTATTCCTTGACCCTTGTAAGAAATAAAAAATTCTATTTCATTATTTTTAATGTAAAACCCACATTTATTTATTTCCCAGTTAAAATTGTTATTAACCGCTTCTCTAACGTACTTTTTAATTTCTTTCTTAGTTATTTTTTTCATTTTTAAATCCCCCTTTGTTTATCTTTCTTTAATCATATTATAAACGTTTACGTTTATTAAGTCAATAGTTTTTTAAACATAAACGTTTATTTTTTTCTTGTCTTTTTAAACTTTTGCGATTATAATATAAATAAAAGGAGTTGTTAAAATGAAAGATGTATTTGAGGAACTAATCTCTATAAAAGATGCTTGTGAACTTTATAAAAAAGGTGAAAGTACGTTAAGACTTAATATAAGAAATGGAAAATTTGTGGAAGGTGTAGACTGTAAAAAATTCGGAACGACATGGGTTTTTAAAAAAACAGCACTTGAAAGAGAATATAACAAAAAGGATAAAAAAATAGAGAGTGGTAACTGATGAAATAGTTACCACTCTCTACAAACTTATTTCTTAATAAAATCTAATGCTTTATAAAGTGTATCAAATCTATCATTACCCTTTATCATAGTAAATTTTTCTTTAGTCATAGAACCAATCTTCTCACATGCTCTACCTCCTACAACATATAAATTTTCTGTCTTACCTGGTACATAATCTTTTATATCACATATCAGTATTTTCCCATCATTATAACCCCAACCAACCACAGTTGCAGGGATTTTGTCAACTTCTCCATCATAAACGATTGTATGTTTATACATTTTCTTATCCTCACTATTTTCTATTGTCTTATTTAAAATACCTTCTGCTATTAACTTAGCAACTATGTCTTTATGTCTAATATAATAGTCTGTATCTGCTTTGCTATCTACGAAGCACACTTCTATTAATATCGCTGGAGCTTTTGTATGACTAAGCCAGTAAAGCCCTCTGACATCTAATTTTGCACCTCTGTTTTTAAATACAGTTGCTAATTTAGTATTTACCCTATCCGCGTATACTTTACCATTATTAGTTTTGTAAATTGTCTCTGTACCCATGGGATTTAGAGTTGTCTTATTTGCATTAAAATGTATCTGTACAGCTACATCTACATTTTGCTTGTTGGCTATTTGACATTGTTCTGCTAAGTAGTTATTAGACTTATCTACTTTACCACTATATACAGTAGCACCACCTTTTTAAGCCACTTAGCAATCAATTCCATTAGTATCCTGTTTTCTGTTCCTTCATTTATATACCCTGTTGCTCCTGTTCCTTTTCCTGTTAGCGTATGCCCTGCTGTTAGTGCTATTTTCATTTAAAGACCTTCTTTCTGTAACATGTCTTTTATGTCTGTTACATCTTCTTTGATTTCTTCTACGTCTGTTTTCATTGCTCCCATTTCAACAAGTATATTCTTATTTATCTCTTGTTGCTGTGTAGATAGTTCTATGAAATTTTCTACTGTCTTTTTATACATATCTCTATCTTCTTTTTTCTCCTGCATGGTATTTTTAAATAGCAAAGCGCATAATATGCCTATTGCTCCTAAACTACTTAATTCTGTTAATAATTGTTCCATAATTTTCCTCCGTTTTTTTATCAAAATAAAACTTATAAATTATCTAATTCTATAAAAAAAGAACCTTATACGGTTCTGCTTCTTTTACTACTTCGCTATTTTTTATTAGCTAATATTCTTACTACAACATTATTGTGTTCTTTATAATAATCCTCCTACTTTTTCATTTTCTGCAATTAGTAATTGATTTTCTAATTCTTGTATTCTCTTTTCTTCTTCACTCATATAGATTGGTATTTCTTCTAAAATTGGCTGTTTAGTCTCTATATTTATACCTATTATTTTGTACTTATCATAATCAACATAATCGTATTCCAAATCTATATATTCTATTTTTTTAATATTTTTTCTTTCGGGAACATTCCCTTTTGATTGTCCTTCATAGAATATTATTTCGCCTTCTTCATCAAAAAATATCCTTCTTCCTACTTCTATATAATCATTCATAAAACCACTCCTTAACCTACCGCATGAAAATAAAAACTAGAACTACCATACTTGCTGTAAACTATAGGTAAAATACATGTTCCTTTTTGAACTTGTATCCTACTATCGCTTTTATCAAGCAAGTAAGTCGTATAACTTTCTACTGTTGAAGCAATGAAAGGAACATAACTACAAAAATAGCTGGTTGTAAAATATTTACTAGCTCCACCGGAGTTATACATAACAATAAATTTCGGATAAAAATTTAAGTTAATTCTAACGTAGTAAACGTCTCCAGCTGTACTAATTGTATATCTTTTGCATGTACCTTTATTATCAATAGTACACTCGCCACTTGCTGTATATATCGGCGTAGGTATATATATATTTGCAACTTTATTAATTAAAGACAATAAAGACTCTGTATTACCACTATTTATGCCTTTACTTTTTAAATTATCTTTAAAAGTACTCATAAGATTTTGCATTTTACCCTCAAACTCCGAGAATTTAGTACTTTCTAAAAATGGATTGCCTAGCAAATTTGTAAAATTATCTTTACTTGCTTTTAATTCTTTTGTACTATTTTCAAAAGCGGTTATTAAGTCACTTAAACTAGCATTTTCGTTTAATTTTTCTATCATAAAAATATCACCTTTCTATTTTTAGTAACCATTTTTAAAGAATAGGTTACTTTTAAAGTAGAAAGATGATTAAATTTGAACGTTTCTTTTAATGTAGAATTTAGAATGATTTCTTTATAAGTATGTGAAAGTAAGTAAAATAAACAAAATTAAAATTTTTTAGTGACCTATTCTTTAAGAAGAGTTACTAAAAGTTACTATTTTATTTCCTGTTCTATTGTATTTATATAATCATCTACTGCTTTTCTGTACTCTATGTTAGTCACGTCATCTAACTCAAAAGGTCTGTTTTTCAAAGGGTTCAGTCCTTTGTTTAAAATTCTTTCTGCTAATATTCTTACTACAACATTATTTATATTCATTATAAAATACCTCCACCTAGTTCTTTATTTGTCATTAAAAGTAATTGATTTTCTAATTCTTGTTTTTCCTTTTCTGCTTTACTTATATATGCTGGAATTTCTTCTAAGACAGGTTCTTTTGTTTCTATATTTATGCCTACAATCTTATTTCTTGTATAATCTATACTTCCATATTCAACATCTATATAATGCAGTTCAGTTATTTTATCGTGTGGCAACACATCCCCGCAGGACTCGCCTGTTTCAAAGATTATTCTACCTGTCTGGTCATATATTACTCTGTTTGGAACATTCATGTTTTTTCCTCCTTTTAAATGAATTTAATAGCATACCATTTATAAATATGTCTTTGAGTTGAGTCAAAGCTATAGGCTGGAATTTGAACACCAGCATTATTAAAATAAACATCCCCTTCGGAATTACCATAGAGCCATCCATTGGCATGAAAATGCTCATCACTATTTTTTCTAATAAAAGCTGTAACACTTGAAAAATCAACACCTCCTTGTGTAGTGACACCACGACAAGCGAAAAGGAAAAGTTTATAATTATTTTTATATTCAATATCATAGTAATCAAAATCAGCAAAAAAAATATTAGGTTTAAAATCTAAATTACTAATTTTAACCCAAGTACCAGGCTTAACAGCTCTATCAGTTCGATATGGATAAGCAATTTTAGTATCATCTGCAAAAGAAGTAACTGTTCCAGTTGCAACCTTGTACTTAGCATTTAATTGAGTTATAGTTTTATCTTTTTCAGATAATATGTCATTTAATTTGTTTGGAATTACACTCAATTTATCATTTGATGTAATTGGATTTCCTACTGCATTTACTATATTTTCTTTAATTGTTTTAATCTCATTTGTACTATTTTCAAAAGCGGTTATTAATTGACTTAAACTTGCACTTTCGTTTAATTTTTCTATCATAAAAATATCACCTTTCTATTTTTAGTAACTGTTTGTCAAGTAATGGTTACTTTTTAAAATAGAAAAGCGATTGATTTTAAGTAATTTTTACAAAGTATATATAGTATAAATAATTTTATTTTTAATAGAAAAACAAGCAAAATAAACAAGTATAAAGCTTTTTAGTAACTCTTTCTTGACAAATAGTTACTATATAAAATTAAAAAAGGACTATACAATATAATCCTCTCCTACAATTTCTTTATATTCTGTTGATGTTATCTTATTCTTTTCTACTGCTGTTTTAACTTGCTCTTTAGACCACAATTCATCTTCATAGTATTTTTTTATTATTTTGTACCACATCTATATCAACTCCTTTTCAATCATTGCAAAAGTTAATGCTGCTGTTTCTTCTCTTAATGCTTTTACTTCTTCGTGTGTAGCTATAGTTGCATTTTTAGAATTTTTTTCTAGTTCCTCATGTGCTTTTATCTCTTCTTCTTGTTTCTTATGCATTTCTAAATATTTTTCTGCTGTTTCTAAAGCTGTCAAACTCTTATCTAGTTTATATATAGATTTAATTGTATTAACTGACTCTATATTTGTAACTCTTTCATAATCATCAAGTATTAAAAACACTTCGCTAGTTTGAAAATCATAATTACTTTTTAAAATTTCTTCTGCTTCTACTCCATTTATTTTTTCTTTTTTATCCCATATTTTTATCATTTTCATTCTCTCCTTTTTTTATAATTCTGGTATAAAACAAGTAATCTTACCATTTAAAATAAAATATATTTGTCTACCATCAACCGAAGCTCCAAAATAGCTATAACTGGGAACAGTTCCTTTATCAAAAGTTAATTTTTTAATTCCACTATCAGAAAAAATAACAACTCCACATTTGCCACTTCCAGCTTTATAACCATAATCTGACACATACAAAGTTGAACCTAGTGGTACGGCAAAAGTATTACTATCAAAGCCTTCTCCTGCCTTACTGCTAGTTCCGCTTACAGGGTCATAATTGATTGTTGTAAGATAGTGAGCAGAAATAGAACTTCTTAGCCCAAACACAACAATTTTATAAACGCTGACTTTAGCACAAACAAAATAATGCGATTGTTTTGAATCTATTATAGTTGATTTTGTAGACCAAGTATTTAACGTTGTATTATAATACTCAACAACTCTAACTGCTTGAGATGAAGAAGAATCTTCTCCGCCATACAAAACATGTATTTGATTTGAATACATTTCACAACAAGCACTTCCTCTTGCGGTAGGCATATTTGCTATTTCAGTCCATGAATTAGTTAAAATATTATATTTTTGACATATAGTTGTAGGAGCTGAATAGCCACTAAAACCACCTAATTTATAGATATATCCATTATAAAAAATTAATGCAGACTTCGAAAAAGAACTAGGTGTATTTTTAGTTGTTGTTGTGTTTAAAATAGCATCATAGCAAAGGTTATTTGAATCCGACGTAGCTGCATAACCGTTTATAAAGTAGATTTTTTTTTCTGCTGAAACACATGCTATTCCATTTTTAGCGTAAGTACTCAAAGCTTCAATAAATACATTTTTAGGAACATACCAAGGTGGAACAATCATGTTGCCTTGTTCTACCTTCCCTACATTTTCAGCTAAAATTTTAAAAGGTGTATTAGCAAATGTTGACACACCTTTTTTATTTAAATTTGAAACAAAAGTACTTCTAATTGAATTTAATGTATTCTTAGTTGTTTCTAACTTGTCATTTCCTGTAAAAGGTAAGCCCAGAATATTAGCTATATTATTTTTACCTACTTGCAAGTCATTTTTTGCAGTTTCTAATGCATCTATCATTTCTCTTAGTTTTGCATTTTCTTCTAATTTCGTTGTCATCTTTCACGCTCCTTTATTAAATCATATCTATTAAGTTGTTTACTATAGTAATTCCTTTCGCTCTTTGTCCATTTACTTCTATCTCTAAATTACCTTGTTGCTCTGCTAAAGAGTTATAATGTTTCGCTAATTGGTTTAATGCTATTTCAACATTTTTATTTCCTTGCGAATCAGCTTCAAATAAATTTTCTGCATCTTCTACAGTAGCTCGCTGTGCTGTTATTTCAATACTTGCCAAATCTTCTTTTACTTTGTTTATTTCATTTAATAAGTTTCCAGCTGCATCCTCATCCAAAATGCCTTTTATACTTTCAAACCATGTGTTAAATTCTGATACAAAGTTTGTTGTTGTAGTGTTATACCAATCTTCCTGTTTATTCTCTTGATTTTCCCGCCAAGCATTGAAATTACTTATTTCTTCATCCTTCCAAGCGTTCAATTGCGCAAGTAATGTTGTTGTGTCTATTTCTTCTACTGTACCTTTTACAATTCCGCACAGATTTTTATCTAATCTTAAATCTGTTATAGAACTTTGTGTAATACTTATTGCTCCAGCTTTGATGTAAATATCAGCTAATCCAAGTTCGTACGCATCTGCATCACGTTGTAATTCTGTTGCAGCTGGGGAACTATTAAAAGTACCTTTTTTAACAGCTAATTTAATATTTCTATTTAAAGTATCAAATCTTAAGACTACTCTGTCTATTCTATTTAAAATCCCGTCCGCTGCGTCTATATTAATTACTAAATCGTCTGTGTTTATATAGATAGCTCCGTTAATCCAGCCCTTACCTTTTTTTACTGTTATAGTCATATTATTATTATCAACGACTTGCAAATTTGTACTTGGATTAGGGAATACACCATTTCCTATGAAGCTTGCAAAGTATTCTCTAAAGTCCTCTGCCTTGTATCTCCTATCGCCATTTATGCTATTAAATACAAAACTTTTTTCCATCATCTCACCATCCTTTTTATCTTCGAAAATAAGGTTGGTATACTGCTCCCAAACGTAATTTTTAATTTCATGCCATTTTTACTGTAGCTTTCTTGTACTTCTACAATTCTAGTATCCATTGTTACTTTCAATTTTCTATCTTGAATTGTAACAATATCACCTAGATTGTAATCTTTTTCATATATAAAAGTATTTTTAGGGTCTATTTCTAATTCAAAACTTTTTAACTCTTCATATTCTTTTAATTTAATTTCGCCTTCTTTTTGTAGTATACTTATAGTATTTTCGCTTACATCTGCAAAGACTTCGTTTCTCTCAAAACCATCAACCTCACCAACTGAAATTACTAGCTTTGTTGCATCCTCTCTTGCTCCAGCATACACAACATTTTTAGAATTAATTATACTCTCTGTAAAGTGTCTAGCTCTTATGTTATCGAAATCACTTCGAAAAATAATCGGTGGATTTTCTGTTTGATTAATAGTCAAATCTTTACCCGCGATTACGTCAAAAATAAATTTCTTTTGTTTAGCATCTAATGTTATCTCCCAACCAAGCCCACAAAATTCTGTTATTTCTTGAATTTTATCGCTTAAATTTTCATAAGAGCTGCGCCACATATCAGCACTTCCAAGATTTTTATTTTCTGAAATGATAAGATTATCAATTACACGTTTTGAGCTTGAAGGGGTTACACAATTATTATTAACAAAAGCTTTTATAATCTCTTCTTGTGTCCCTTCGTGACTTTCGAAAGCTTCTCCAGTCTTTGGTACAATGAGCCTTCTATTTAATAAACCTTTTAAATCTACACCTTTGACAAATAGAACGTCGCTTTTTTCTCCTGTTTCTGTATACATAAATTCTCTGTGCATTATTAAACAAACTTTATTATAATTTTTACCAAGTAGAATTATATTATTTTTAACTAATTTATCTACGTGATTTTTATTAGCATTTATTTTTAAACTAAACTCTCCTACTTTGTGAAATCTTTTAATAATTTGTAATTCTTCGTAATTATCTATTTCAGCGATTAAATTTATATTTTTATCTAATATTCTTATACTTTGTTGCATATTACACCCCCAAATAAAGCGGATTATAATATATAGACATTTCTAAATTATCAATTCCAACATCTGCGTCATATCTAAATAAATTATCTCCAACTTCAAGTTGTAAAAATTCGCTATCCAAGTCAATCCAATTGAAAACATTTATTCTTTCATAGTTTGATTTTACTAACTCTATTCTCTTATTTGCAAATTCTGTTGTTATTTCTAATAAGTCACCAGCTTCAAGGGTTCTGTTTATCTTAATATATTCTCTTGTATTTACATTAAATAGACTAGGATTATCAACTGTTGCAAGTGCTTTAAACTGTATTTTCATACCGCACTCAATATCGCCATTATTTATTACATTGCAAATTAAATTACTTACTCTATGCCCCATTTCTATTCCTTCATTACTTATCTCTAAAGTAAATTCGAAGTCACCAACCCACAAAGCAACTTCTTCTTTTAAAACAAACTCATCCATCCAAAACGGACTTGGTGTTAAGAGCTGTATAAGAAACTTTTGCATTAATCCAACTGGTGTTTGAAATGTTATGTCTTGCACAACTCCTTTGACGCGTCTAGTTAATGCGTTATTTGTATATATAAACTCCATTTCTCCGAGCCTAGGATTAAACAAAGAGGTTAAATATGCACGTTTTAACTCTAAATCTTCTTTATTTTTTGCATAAATAGCCGCTGAAACAGGAAGCAATCTCTCTTTTATACTTATATCATCTATACTTACACCATCACCTAGATTGTTCGAAACTGAAATATTAGCGCTAGTATTTGCTCCGTTTTCTATTTTTTCTAACAAAAAAGGGCGTGAGTTTCCTAGTTTAATCTCTTGCCCTTTCGAGTTTCTACATATTAATTTTTGCAAGTTTCACACCCCTTTTTTTTACAAGCTAAATGCTAGACTTCTTATTGTTCTTTCGATTTCTCTTGCTGTATTTGAGTCTGTACTATTAACATTTACATTATAATTCGCTGTTCTTGAATTATTATTATAAGTTGCTTCTCTTCTTCCTGAATTTGAATTAGCTGCTGAATTTCCTTTTCTAATATCGCTATTTAAACTCAATGCTTCATTTCTAGCATTATTTATTTCTCTTGTAATACTATCAATTAGATTTTTGATTTCATTTATAGCAGGCTTAAATCCTTCAAGTAATTTTTCACCTAAGGTTTGACCTGCGTTTTTATATGCATCTGAATAACTATTTAATAACGCAACTATTTCTTTTTGATTTTTATCCATTATCATTTTTTCTGCTTCTGCTTGTAATTTAGACTCTTTTATTCTTTCATCATAGAACTTTTTAGCATCTTCAAGCCTTTTATTGTAATATTCTTTTTCACTTTCATAGATTTGATTTATATTTTCTATTTCGTCTTTTTTCTTTTCTTCCAATTCTTCTTTTCTCTTTTTTAAAGCTTCTTTTTTATCTTCTATTTCTTGCTGCTCTATTCTTTTCTTTCTTTCAGCTAAAATCTTTTCTAATTCTTTTTGCAACTGCTCTTTGTTAGTGTCATCATGTTCAAACTTTATAGCTGTTTTAATTTCTTCTATTTTGTTTAATTCTTCTTTGTCTTGTTCAAGTCTATCTTTTTCCTTTTCAGCTTTTTCAAAAGCTTCTAATTCGTTGTCAATAGCTTTAATTTTCGCATCATAGACACTATTAATTCTATCTATACTTTCTTCCTTCCATCTATCTAATGCTTCTAACTCTTTTTTTATACTTGCTTGTTTTGCTTCATATTCTTGTTTATATTTTTCTTTTAGTGCATCAACTATCGCTTTTGTTAAATCATCAACTTTTTTTACAAATTCTTGTCTGTCTTGCAATTCTTTATTCAACTGCTCTTTAGCTGAATTTGCTATCTCTTTTAACTGTTCAACTTCTTTTTCTTTTTGTTCTTTTCTTAGTTCTATAGCTTCTTTTATTTTTTCTTTTTTAGCTGCGTATTCTTCTTTCAATGCGTCTTTAGCATTACCTTTTACTTTTTTAAGTGCTGCTTTTTCTTGTTTAGATAATTCGTCTATTTGTTTATTAAATAGTTTTATATCTGCTTCACATGCTTTTGTAGCTTTCTTTGTTTCTTCTTCTATAATCTTTGTTATCTTTTCAGTTGCTTTTTTGACCGAGTCGCTATTATTAGCAATACCTTGTGCTAAACCTTCATCAACAAATTTACCAATTTCAATCATGACACGTGATGGAGAATGTATTCCAAGCGCATTTCTAACTGCATCAGCAGCCTTTTGCCCTAACTTTTTAGCTTCGTCTACTACTTTATAAGCAAAGCCTGATATTCCTTTTACTAAACCGTTTACTAATTCTTGACCAGCTGTTAGTAATTTACTTGGAAATTCTTTTATTTTATTTACAACATCAGTTCCAATTTTTTGTGACGCATTAACAGCATCTTGTTTTTTTGAGTCTATACCTTCTTTTAGTCTTGTAAACATGTCGATAGCTGCTTGTTTTAATTTAGCTGGAAGTGTTTTAAAAAATGTAATGACATTATTCCAAGTTGTCACAATATTATTTTTAATTTCTCCTAACTTAGTTGTTACAGCTGTTTTCATGCTTTCCCACGCATTTGCAAGAGTTGACTTTATATTTTCCCAAGTATTAGAGCAAATTGTTTTTAGCCCTTCCCAAGCAGTCGAACATGTCGACTTTATATTTTCCCATATGCTGCTTAGAGTTTGCGTTATAGACTCCCAAATAGTTATTGCAGTACTTTTCATACTTTCCCACATATTAGAAAGTAAATCACCTATTGCGGCTAATGCATTGTTAAACACTTCTTTTATAGATTCCCATGCATCCGATAAGCTTTGTTTTATGTTTTCCCAAATTTGTATTGCATCTGTTTTTAACTTATCAAAATTCCCTGTTACTAAATCCAAAATTAATAACACAGCACCAAGTACTATATTTTTTATAACTTCCCAAGTACTTCTAAAAAACTCTTTTATACCATCAAATATGATTTTTAATCTTTCGATGAAAGGTGCGAATTTCTCTTCTAATTGTTGTTTTATAGCATCCCAAGCATTACTAAAAATAAGTTTTATACTTTCCCATGTTGTTGTAAAGAACAATTTTATAGATTCCCATTTTTCGCTAATACTTTGTTTTATTTCTTCTATTTTTAAACTTATAGACTCTTTTATCTCTGTCCATTTAGTTGTTACAGTAAGCTTTATGTTATCCCATAAAATAGCTGTATTTTCCTTCAAATTAGCCCATCCAGTAGATATTTTTTCTTTCAAGCCTTCTACCCAGTCGCCAGCTATACTGTCCCATTCTTGCATTTTGCTTTTTACTGTATCGTTTAATACTTGCCATTTTGATTTTATTTCTCCAGTTGTCCAATCGACTTTACTTGCTTGGTTTTCTGCTTGTTTCTGCGCCTCTGCAACGACTCCCTGGTGCATTTCTTTAGCTTTATTTATAGATTCGTCTTTTTGCCTTGTTGCTTCTTCTACTACTTTATCAGCTAACTTTTCATTTTCTGCTCCACCCTCTGCTCTAAGCTGTGCGGCTATTTTTAATCTTTCGTTATATTCTTCATTAGCTGCTTTTATACTTTCGTCTTTTTTCTTTATTGAGTTTTTAACTACTTCCGCAGCTTCTTTAGCTGACAAATCAACATGATTTGCTTTCATTCTTTCCATTATTGCAGCTTGCTCTGCTTCGCTTTTACTCATTGTAACAACTGCGGTATTTAGCATATCTGTTTTTATTTGATTTATCTCTGCTGATTCTTCTTTTGTTAATGTTCTGTGTTCTTGACTAGCTTTAGTCATTATCTGATTTACTTTTTCATTGCTCTTTTTTATCTTTTCTTCTTTGCTTGAATACGCTTCTTCAGTATTTTTTATTAACTCTTCTTTTTCTTTATCACTTAAATTTTTAGAAGTTGCAAACATTTCTTGCAAAGACTGAATACCTTGCTCTTTACTCTCTTGAAGTTTAGCAATGATTTGATTTGACATTTCTGTAAAATTAGATACTATTGATTGTTTCATTTTCTCTGAAACAGTCTCACCACTCCACATTAATTGATTTAAAGATATCGTCGTTTTTTCTTCTAAATCCATAAAAGCGCCTACAGCTTCTTTTGTAGATTCTGATACACTTTTACCAAAACGGCTAATTGGCTCTATAGCATCCTTTGACATGTCTTTAGCGACTGTTGCAACCGATATGCCTAGCGCAGTAATTCCAGCTATAGCTACAGCTGCGGGGCTTGATAATGCACCTAAAATTGCAGCTAAAGCACCAACAGCTGGAGTTGCTGCGGCTGCTCCTGTCGTTACGACTGCCATTGCTGCTGAAAAAGTACCAAAAGCCCCTATAGCTCCGCCAATCATACTAACTATTTTTCCACCAATTAAAAGAACAGGTCCGAGCGCTGCTGCTAATCCTGCTATTTTAACTATAGTTTCTACCGTGCTAGGCTTCATTTCATTTAATTTATTTGTAAGATTTTGAAACCAGCTAACCGCTTGCGCTATAGAAGGTTTTAGTACATCGTACATTTTAAGTCCTAGTTCCTGTACAGCTGATATTAAAGCCGTTATAGAACCTTTATTATTATTTTGCATAGTCTTAGCCATTTTATCTAATGCGCCTGTACTATTTCCAACTTTTTTTTCGAGTTCTGAATACTCTTCTCCAACTCCAGATAGCAAGGCTTGCAAAGTAGATATTTGTGTTTTTCCGCCTATCATGGATAGATACATTGTTCGTTGTTCTTCTGTCATGTCTTTTGTTTTTTCTTTAAGTTCCATCAAAACATTAGCCATACCTTTGAATTTACCATTGGAATCAAAAGCACTTAATCCTAGTTCTTTCATAGCTACACCAGCTTGACCCGCTCCACTTGTCAAATTTATCATAATTGAATTTAGAGAGTTTCCTGCCTCGCTGCCTTTTAGTCCTCTGTTTGCAAGTATTCCAAGCAGTGCATTAGCTTCCGAAAGAGGTACGTTTAAATTTTTAAAAGTACCTCCAGACACAATCATAGCTTCCATAAGTGCGTCAATGTTAGTGTTTGAACTTGCGGCAGTTTTAGCAACTTGGTCTAAGTAAGTTGGTAACTCTTTTACACTAAGTCCAAGTGATGACATAGAGTCGGTTACTAAATCCGAGGTTCTTGCCAAATCAAGGTTTCCAGCTTCCGACAATCGCAAAACAGGCATTAAAGCCTCCATTGATGTTTTTGCATCCCATCCAGCCAAAGCCA